CTTACATCACCAGAAACTTCAGTTTCACCGGTGGTTTCTACATCAGCTTGATCCCCTTCAGGACCGGCTGTGATACCCAAATCAAGGGCGTCATCTTTCATTACATCTTCAAAAAGTTTATCGAATACTGATTTGCTCATAAAAGTATTTATATTCTCTTTAACGCTTTTTCCAGTGTTTTGTGAAAATTTCCTGGGTTCAAACGCATTATTTTCTTTTGCCGTCTTTGGATCCAATATCTCTTTAACACCTTCTGCATGCTCAGGCCCTGAATCTTTATGAAAAAACGCTTTGGCTTCGGTGCCATCCTTCTTAATTACAATCTTCTTATCCTTGGCCTCTGGAAAGGAATGTAAGTCTTTAACTGCTTTCTCTACAACAACTTCAGAATTTTTATTCATGAATTGCTCTCGGTAAATTACAGATATGTCTTTGATATAGTTTTTGTCGCTCATGTGTTATTTATATCTTTACTAAGTATTATTATGGAAGACAAGGAGAAGTATTATCTCGGCAACAACAAACTGCCTACTAGGGAAACAAAACACGAGTATACCCCCGAGATGATCAATGAGTTGAAGAAATGCAGAAAAAATATTTTACATTTTGCGGAAAATCATTTTTACATTGTTAATCTAGACAGGGGAAAGGAAAAAATAAACCTACACCCTTGCCAGAAGAGAGTGCTCAGAGGTTTGAGAGATAACCGATTCGTAATCTTGTTATCATCGCGTCAAGCTGGAAAAACTACCATGATGACAATCTATGCACTCTGGATTGCATGTTTCTCAGAAGATCAAAGATTGTTGATTGTAGCTAACAAAGAGCAAACTGCTAAAAACATTTTCAAAAGAATTAGAACTGCCTATGAGATGTTGCCTAATTTCTTGAAACCTGGTGTGGTTGAATATGGACAGACCAGCATGACACTCACAAATGGCAGCAGCATTGGCATCAGCACTACCAGCAGTGATGCAGGCAGAGGAGAATCTGTAAATGTGACCGTGCTTGATGAGTTGGCATTTATTGACAATCATATTGTGGAAAAATTCTGGGAATCAGTTTACCCAATTATTAGTAGCTCAAAAAAGAGCAAAATATTCATAGCAAGCACTCCCAATGGTACAGAGAATTTATTCTACAGGCTGTACCAAGGTGCAATAGATAGTACCAATAATTGGAAAGCTGAAAGGATTGATTGGTGGGAGATACCCGGGAGAGATGAGGCATGGAAACAAGACACAATCAGAACCCTGGGCAGCACAGAAGCATTTGCGCAAGAATTTGGTAATGAATTCATAGCAAGTGGTGAAACGTCGCTCAATGAAGAACATTACAATGAAATGCTGAAAGGTATAAAAGACCCTGAATATGTTTTCGATGAAGGTCATTACAAAATATGGGAAGAGCCAAAAGATGGGAGAATATATACAGTTGGCGTGGACATTTGTGAAGGTGTGGGTGAAGCTGCTAGTGTGGTGCAAATTCTAGATATAACTGATTTGTCCAACATAGAGCAAGTTGCAACATACCATAACAAAGACATTATCCCATATCAATTCACTGCAAAATTATTAGAAATTCTAGCTCAGTGGGGCAATCCTCCTGTATTAATAGAAAGGAACAATTGTGGTGCCCAGGTTGTGGAACAGTTGAAATTTACTCACGGTTATGAAAATATTGTAACTTGGGGTGCCAAAGCTGCACACATTGTAGAGAAGAAGAAAGTTGGTATTCTTGCACATACTAACACAAAGTATAGAGGTGTTACCAATATGAGATATTGGACCAATGAAATAAAAGTGGTTAAATTGAGAGACATAGACACTCTTCGCGAATTAAAAAACTTTGTAAGATTTCCTAACAACACTTGGGGTGCAAGACCTGGTACAGACAGTTGGGATGACAGGGTGATGTCATTAATATGGGCATTGATAATTTTAGAGAATGAAATTTGTACCAGATATTTTGATATTGAAAAACTGGATGATTATAACAAACCTATGATCATAAGACAATTGGACTATAATTCCTCCAGAGTCATAAGCCCGGTAGGTAGCTATTTGAATGAAAGAGATCCAACACCTAGTGCGTTACCAGCTGTGTTTGACAACAAGACCATGGATGAGGTGAACACCACACCAATGCTGCAAGATATTTCTGACCTTACCAATATGGGGTATGTACCTTTGGACCATTATAAATAAACTATGGTCACACCAACAGATCAAACACCAGTAAATCAGACACCTGTAATACAGAGTCCTTTTAATAAGCAGCGCAAAGATAAGTTTTTATTGGTTTTAACTATACCAGAAATATTAAGAGATGATATTAATAAACTAGGTAAAAAGTATGGAACAGTAAATTTTGATTCATTGCAGTTCAGTGTTTATGGTGCAGTGGTACCAGCATTGGTAGTGCCTTCTGTCTCCTTATCATATGCCGGTCAAACAACCAAAATAACTTCTTACGCCAGACCGGAATGTCCTTGTTTGGTTGTTAATTTTACTGTTGATAATATGTTTAATAATTATTTTGTCATTTACAAATGGCTAGATATACTTAATAATGAAACACAAAGCTTTTATAATGCCAATAAGCCTGGAGATGAGGGCAAATTAAACAGATATCAGACCAACGTAACAATATATGGTTTGGACGAATATAATAACAAGGTAGCAAGATTTAATTATCTAAAAGCATTCCCAGTTAGATTGGATGGAATAACTTATAATGAACGCGATCCTAGTGAAATGCAATCAACTTTTGAATTCGGTTACTCTCAGTGGACAATGGAATTGCTATAAATACTTTGACAAGTCTGTACAAAAGTATGCCAAGGAACAATAAATAAAACTGATATGACTACCAATTTTTCGGAGGTTTCAAAGTAATTTTATGGCAAGAACAATTCAAAGCCCCGGAGTAGAGATACGTGAGGTTGATTTGTCGCTCAGAGGAGTCACTAGTCAGGGCACATCCATTCTTATCACCGGTTTCTCCAATCAAGGCCCCATAGATGAAATCATTCAACCAACAAGTCTGAGTGAGTTTGAACAAATTTATGGTTCACCAACCAACGCTGCAGAGAGATATTTTTACCACACAGTAAAGGCTGCATTTCAATCCCCTTCACAACTGTTAGTATCTCGTTTACCTTATGGTGTGGCATTGGGAGAAGGATTTGATCAATGGAAATATAGTGCATTAGTTTATCCAGTTGTATCTTACAATAATGCCAGTGATACTGCAGCAGTATCTGCAGGCAAGCAAGTTGTAACCCTTACCAACACCATTGGTGATTATTCTGCATATGGTGTGTCTCTTGCATCAACACTTTCTGGCTCTGGTTTCCTCATTGGATTGGCCAGTGGCACTGTTTATGATTTCGGATATGCCATCAATGGCAACACTCCAGTATTTCACGGTATTGCATCATCCTTGAGTGCTACCATTGTTATTGACGATAGCATGACACCGCAACAGCTGTTATCACGCACTCTGAGTGCCATTGACAACACCATCAACGGTGGCTTGACATCAATAGGCACATACAACACCACAACCTCTGCATTCAATGTGCAGATCACCAACACGGTGGGTGGTGCAGTTGCGACAGCACCAGTAACATATGCAGCATATGCAGGTGTAGGGTCAACACAATTTGCCATATCATACACACCAGGCACAAATGCCATTGCCGCAGTTTCTGGTGGTGTTGTTAGCAGTCTGTCGGCAGCAACAACTTATTTCTTTGGCACACCAACGCACATAGAATTGAGCGTCGAACAATATCAAGAGTTGCTCAATAACAATGTCAATTGGTCTGCTACACCATCAGTAACAAGCAAGAACACACCATATACCTACAACACATTGGGCGAGTCTGGGTTCATTGTTCTCAACAAATCTCAGACCACAATCAATTCCAAGTTTGAAGGATATTATATTGGTATAACAGATAACAATAACAATAATCCTGCAACACCATTTGATGGCATTCTCAATATAAACACACTTGCTTCTAATGCAGATTCAAACAGCTATATTGAAATTCCGCGTGCCAGGTTGAACTTCCCACTCAGTGCATCAAAGTTTGGTGATGGCTCCAGTATCAGTGAAGTGCAAGAGAATATATCCAAGTTTGATATCAGTTCACGCATATTTGATGATACAGTGTTATTTGGATTGTACAAGTTGCGTCAAAGTGTTTTCTCACCTGATGTGATTGCTCTTGATTATATTGCATCTGAAACTTATGCAGGTTCACTTGATTTTCATCGTCAAATTGCTGATCAGAATGGTGGCCCAGCAATTAGCTTCTACTTGGGCCAGCAGCAAGCCAGCTCGCCCAATGTCAATACAATTGTGAATCCTTTCTTGAATGATCGCTATGACAATACATGGCTCAATGATGATGGTGTGCCTTCTAGGAAAGTAAGATTCCTTTCAGATAGATTGGCGTTGCCGTTCAATGTGCAGGGCTTCACAGATAATGCCACGTCTTATAGCACAAGAGTTGGTGCACCATCAGCAGTAGTGGGCACATTACTGACCCAAATGGGCACAACAAATGCATTGTTCCCAATTGGTGTGTACAATGACACTGTGGCAACCAACAAAGACATTGGAAACTTGCCTGATAAGCTTGAGAGAGTGTTTGAGCTGGTAGAAAATCCTGATCTGTATCCCATCAGTGTTGCATGTGAAGCAGGTCTTGGAACCATCTATGTTAATGCAGTTGAAAGAACATTGGCTGGTGGTCTTCCGCTTTCTGGCACAGGTCCATTCATTGATTCAGAACCTTTAAATGCCCTCAGTGCATGGTACACCACCAACAGTGAAGAGCTGTCTGATGAAGGTCTGCGCTTAAGAGCCAATTACAATGCAGTTGCTAGTGTGTTTGTAAACCAAGCACAAAACCAACGCAAAGACTTCATGGTAATATTGGATCCTATCAGAAACATATTTGTGCAGGGTGATAATGCCAAGGTGATAAACAGCAAGAAACTTTTTGGACCTAATGCTGGTGAGGCACCCAATCCAACTGCTCCTGGATTTGTTTCAACTAATTTCAGTCAGCACATCTACTGGCCATTGAGACATCAGTTTGGCATAACAGATACTAGCTATGCAGCAATATATGCAAACTGTGCACAAGTACTTGACAATGTGACAAATCGTCAAATATGGGTGCCGTTCAGCGGCTTTGCAGCGGCAGCAATGGGCAACACTGATGCTAACTTCCAACCATGGTTTGCACCAGCAGGCTTTACACGTGGTGTGTTGTTGGGTGTGAATGATCTGGGTGTATATCCCAAGCAGAAGCAACGCGATCAACTTTACAAGATCAGTCTCAACCCAGTCACATTCTTCCCTGTGGAAGGGTTTGTAATATATGGTCAAAAGACTGCCCTCAAGAAACCCAGCGCATTTGATCGCATCAATGTGCGTAGATTGTTCTTGACTCTGGAGACATTGACTCGCAATACAGTGAAATACTTTGTATTCGAACCAAACACACTCTTCACACGCACACAGGTTATCAACACATTGACACCCATCTTTGAGAATGCTAAAAATACAGATGGCGTCTATGATTACTTGATCATATGCGATGAACGCAATAACACACCTGATGTTATTGATAATAATGAGCTCAAAGTGGATCTGTACCTGAAACCAGTACGTACTGCTGAGTTCATCTTGGTGAGCTTTTATGCAACCCGCACTAGTCAAAACTTCCAGGAGCTCCTAGCGTAAAGGAATAAATAAATAACCATGCCCGCCATAAAACAAACCATAGCAGACTTTTATAGAATAGCAGCAGCACGCGACTTCCAGCGTGATATTCACTTCAGAGTGCTTAGCATCTCTCCTGGCGGCTCAACTGTAACGTTTGATGAAAACGATTTAGTATATGCAAGAGCAGCTACTCTACCAGCAAGAGCCATCAACATAAACGAGGTGAAATACATGGGATTAAACTTTAATATCCCTGGTGTTGCAACTTATCCTAATAGTAGCAATTACTCTTTGCAATTCTTTAATGATGCAAAGAACAACATTAGAACCAAGTTTGAAACTTGGACAAGAGATACTTTCAATGATACCAATAGCACCGGCAATTACTTTACCCCCACACAATCCAGCACAATTGATTTGATTCAACTAGATAATCAATTGGAAAAAGTTGCACAGTATCAATTGGTAGGTGTTAGTATAAAAGAAGTTGGTGACATCAAGTATGACTTCACCGGAGCCGGTGCACCAGTGAACTTCAATGTGGCCATGTCTTATCATTATTTTGTTAAGAAAGCTTAACTGTAATTTTGTAGTTTCTATTAAATATATACATGCCTGGTGGTCTAGGAAACCCTCTCACTGATGCCTTTACTGGATTAACAAATAATCTTGTAGATATAGGCAGAGGCACCAATTCATTAACACAGCCTCAAATTACCGATTTATTTGGATTCAATATCCCTGGTGTACCACTAATATCTACCAGAGACTACTTTTTGCTGCAAATGGAGAGTTGGCTGACTTCCATACCCACGCAAAGTCAATGGATAGCTATCATAGATTCATACCCTGCAGCACTAAACAATACATTGCTCCAAAATTTAGAAAGAACTGATGGTGCAAGAAAAGGTTACAATATAGACCAAGCTAAAACTGTCTTGACAAGCTTCCCTCTGCAAAAAGTAATAGGTTGTGTATTTGCCCAAGGTGTTGATATACCGCAAGAAGGCTTTGAAGTTAACAACATCAACATTGACAACAACAGAGGTTTCATTCAAGGTGTTGCCGCAGGGGATAGATATGCATACAATCAAAACAGGCTCACTCTTACCTTTCTAGAAACCAATACCAGTTTCATAGATTTTGTTATAAGACCGTGGGTCATAATGGCCAGTCATTTTGGATTGGTGGCTCGCCCTGGAGATGTGCCTGGATCCAAAGATAAACTAAACATGAAATCGATAATTACTCTCATGTGTTATACCAGAAGTTATCAAAACATAAGCCAAATACCCAGAAAAGTATTTACATTTTACAATTGCGTACCACACGCCATAGTAGATCAGCCCTATACCTATGATAATGACAAAATAGCTAGTTACTCAACATATTGGACATATACCAATTATACTATTCAAAACAGCTTATACTTTCCATTGCCAGATATTATTAATAGAGTTCAAGGAATAGTAAATGGTTCTAATATACCGCAAGTTTCACCTCTGCAAAATGCTGCACAAAATGGAACAAATATCTTTAATGCGGCTGGGTTCTTTTGATGAATAGTTTTAATTTTCTCTGCTGGATTCCAAGTCAAAAAAATTATTTTAGATTGAAGGAATTAAATTTTTACCAGTATGAACTCATATTAAAATATATTCTCAATAATGATGATGAAGGGCTAGAGAAATGCTTCGATGAAGTGTTAATCAAAAATTTACCTGATAAAATTGAAATCAATAAATTTGATAAATGGTTTGTTTTGTGTTTTTTAAGAGCGGTATGCATTTCACCGGTAAGTGTATATAAAGTAAAAACTAAGGAAAATAATACTGCTGCAGCTGATATCTCTATATTGGAGATGCTAGAAAAAATTTCAGATAAAACATTAAAGGATAGAATTTTTATTAACATACAAGATGCTGAGCTTGTATTTACAGTGCCACGCAGTCTTGCTACACAGGACATATTGAAGGAGAGTTTGATTGCAGCTGTGATCAACAAAGAGGAAGTAATTTTAAGAGAAAAAGAGAAGGATATTATTCTGGGCAAAATGTCTGCTACATTAAAGCAGCTGGCCAAATCCAATATATCTAATGAATTGGATGATTATAGTTTTAAGTTATTATCCAGATTGGAGGAATTCGGTGTCAAGAGCCCGTCATTCAGGATTACCGATAACACTTTGTTCGAACATGTGAAACGATTGTATTCACTCTGGTCAAATGTGTTTCATGAGAAAAAATACATTTTGATCAATAAAGTTGGTTTCAATGTTAAAGATATTATGGATATGACGCCTCTTGAGTGTGATGTGTATATCAATCATTATAAACAAGAACAAAGAGCTATTTCTAAGAAATTAAAAACCTCATAACAAAAATACAGTATAAATATAACATATGGATCTAGAAACCCAACAAGAGCAGTTTGATGAGACTATTAAGCTTAATAGCATATTGAGCTCCATAGAAAAACAAAATACTCTTTTGGATGAAATTTCAAAAAATAATCAAGCTGCCAAGCCCACTAATAGCATTGTATTGGACAAACCGGTACTTGGTACAGATAATAAAAATAAGGATTCAGATAAAAATTCAAATGCTACCAAGCAAGATGAAAGCAATATTACCAGCATAAGCATAAAGGAAGATCCAATTAAGAGTGATGTTAATGATGATGCTGAGCAAGCCGAAGAAGATAATGTTATAAACAAAGAGACAGACATATTGCAGGATAGGCCTGAGACCAATACTAAGACTCAAACAAAAGAAGACAAGCCAACTGATAACATGCCTGATTGGTTTAACATTGTAAAAAACCAAATAAGCGAATTAGTAGACAGTAAAGACAGTAAGGATATTGTTGAGTTTAGTGGACCTAGTAGTGTTGACAAAGGCGAAGCTACTGTAGAGGAGAAAATTAATACAGTAACAGAGCCTGAGGTTTCAAGCAAAGCAAATGTCTCAGAGGCTGTTTCTGTGGATGAGATTAATGAAAATACTGATGAAAAGAGTCTAGAGAATGTTGAACCGGTTGTTAGTATTAATAGCGTAACAGAGAAAATTTCTGAAAAATCTCAAGATAATTTTTATAAAATTTCTGATTTGAAAGAAGATTCTGAATCTTTAGTAGAACCAGTACAGGAGACTGAACAGCAAGAAATAGGTCCAGAGAAAGAACCCCCAGTAATTAATGTGGTTAGTAAAAACAAGAGCAGCTCTATAGATTCTTCAGATGTAAAAGTTAATCCCGAGACTGAACCAGCTGAGATCAATGAAAGTGCACAAGAAATTGCTCAAATTAATTCTGAAGAAATATCTGAACCAACTACAGTAGCATTACCTGAGCAAGAATCACCAGAAAGCATAGATAATGGTCAAGAATTTAGTGAAAATACAGATAACTCAAAAGTAGAGAACAACCAACCTTCACCTGCTGAATCTATACCTGGGGTAGCTCAATCAGAATATAGATTTATGCCTGAAGAAGCTACAGAATCTCCTGAATCTGTAAATTCCCTAGAGACCTTAGTATCTGAAATATCTAAACAAATAGTAAACCTTTCACAGAACAACGATAAGAATTTTTTAAATATAGCTAATATTATGATAGGTATTAGCAACACTCTCAGAGCAATGAACAACAATTTAAGTAATCTTGGCGGTAATAACACATTTGTTAATCAAGGAGAGGGTGGTGCCGGAAATAAAAATGGCTCCTATAATGACACTTACAATCAATTAAATCTGGCCAGATACAGACAGCAAATGAGAAACCCTGGTACAGCTAACGATGTTGCAACAAGAGTGCTTAGACACAGTACACCAGGAGTCACATTATGATTTTGTACGATTTCGAAACAACACCTGCACCACAATCACAACCTAATAAATTTTATAGCGGTGCACCTAGGCTTGTGCCTCCAGGTGCTGGAGGTGGTAATTTTAACAATATTACTGGTGGTTTGTTTTCTGGTAGCAATAATTTCATTGCACAGCAAACAGGTGTAGGATCAACTGTGGATGTAATTTATGATTTTCAATGGACCACAACACCCAAGAGCGGCAGGTATGAAGTTCCAGAGATACAATTGAGAGAAAAGAGATTGAAAACAAATGCACTTATTGCCCAGGCTCTTTACTATACTGGCACGGTTGCAGGTGCATTGCAATCAGGCATTAATGCTTTTGGCAATTTGACTCAAGGACAGGCACAAGCATTGGGGTTTGCCACTGGTGCATCAGCTGGTGGTGCATTTGGTGCAGCTTTAGGACCATTAGGAAGATTACTCACTGGCGCTACAGGCGGCTTTGCTGCAGGAGGTATTTTAGGCAATCTCAGTCAAAATGGAAGCATAGGCGCAGCAACAGATATTTTCCAAGGAGCTTTGAATGGAATATCTAATCTGGCAGGAGGTCTATTGAGTCAACTACCTGCAAATATTAACATTGAAGGGTTAGGAAGTGATGTGTTGCAAGCCTACGAAGGGTTGTATATAACTGAGGATACTAGATTTTTCTATAGAATGCCATATTTTAATAAAAACCAAAACCAGGTAGGCAATAGTTTTGGTGAGAATGATAAAATTTTAAATTCTTCATCTTTTGACTATGAATATGGACCATATGGATTTTTTAGTAATATAAGAGATATGGCGTACCAAGGTGCCGTTTCAACATCTAGAAACGTAAATATTTTCGAGCCAGGAATTTATATAGAAAAACCAAAATTTTATGAATTTCCCTCTGGTGGTACACCAATAAACTTCACGTTCCCTCTGATTAATTCCGGGCATTCAACATTTGAAGATGTACTAAACAATTGGCAACTTCTGTTCATGCTCACCTATCAAAACAGACCAAATAGAAAGACTAGGGATTTAATAGATCCACCAGTCATTTATGAGGTTACAATACCAGGCGTAAAATATTTTCCTTTTGCATACATAAGTAAAATGACAATAGATTACATAGGTAACAGGAGAAAGATGTTTCTAACTGTGCCTGTGCAAGGTGGAGGTGTGCCCATTGACACCATAGTTCCTGATGCTTATGAGGTGTCTATAACTTTAACACCTCTAGTAGCTGAATCTCAAAACTTTTTATATGCCATGCTTACTGATAAACAGCAGTTAATAAATGTTTCCAGTACCAGAAGACCATCTGACGACATTAGAAACTTTGTAGGTAACCCATCCATATGAGTACGTTATTCGACGGCTCTTCAGCGCTGGGGTTATTTCGCAATGATATAAACAATCTATTGAATGTGTCTGAAAACTGTTACGAGAATATTTTCAGGATGTATACTACTAATGACAACCAGTATTTTTACAATCTTCTGAATAATGTGTGCCTTCCTGTAGATATATCACCATCCTATTTTTATGTGGTAAAAATATCACGTAAAACAGCATGGACTGTAATTAGTTACAATGAATATAAAACAATGAATTTGTGGTGGTTAATTTGCATAGTTAACAATATTCAAAACCCTATTGATTACCCAGTCCCCGGCACACAACTTAAAATAATTTATCCTCAATATGTTAAAACTATTTTAGATGAAATTAATTCTAAGATCAATTTATGAGCATAAACCTTTACAATAACCTTACAAACAACCAGTCACCACCTATAGCACGATTGCAGGATACTGATTATAGTTTTGAAGCAATAATTTTTAATTCGGATGGAATAGAGTTTAAGATTAATCCTAATGCCATCTCCGACTTTAAGATAGTAGATGAATTGGAGAAATTTTACCATTATGGGTTCATAATATTTAAGAATGATCAAGATGTACTGGAATCTATTGAAACCATAGATTCTGATAACAGTACTAAGATGTTTAATCCTTATGTGTTTAGGGGTGATGGTAGAGATTTCTTGAGAGTAAAAATCAAACCAACTAAAAACGAAGGTGACTTAATTACAGGTGATTCTTCCAAGACCGATGAGTTTGAATTGAATTTTATTTTTAGCATCTACGATTATGAAGATTTGCACGGTGAAAATAAATCAGAAAAATTTAAAAAATTATATTTCTGGGATTATACCTATCAGATATTAAATGAAAGAAATTCAAACTTTACAACAAGTAAATATTCCAAAGGTTTATCAGATTCAGACAGGAGTATACATACCGGTGATGCAATAAGAAACCTACTTACTGAAATCTTTAAAGATGAAATTCAAGGTAAAATTAATTTTGACACAGATTTTGACAAAGGTAGTTCAAAAATATTTTACTCCTCGCCAGCTGGCTACAAAGCAATTGATGATTTAAACTACCTATTGGACAGACATGTGAGTTCAAAAGATTCAGATTTTTCACCATGTTTTTTCAAAAAAGAACGAAACAGTAGCTTTTCTTTGAGGCCAATAACTACATACTTCAAAGGTGCTTACTATAAGGGCAATGAGAGCGTGGGCAATTTGGGTGGCGGGTTTTTAATAGAAAATTTTGTCATGGGCAAGCAAGACAGTAGTGACCGAGGTAACAACAATTCACCATTGAGAGCACCTGGCATATCTCTGTTTTCTTCTAATTTAGCAGATTATTCTTATGTAGAAAATTTCAGTGTTTCTAATATGGCGGCAGATGATACTCAGAATAGCATAGTATCTTACAATGTGCATAACTACGATCATAACACCAAGCTATTTACTGTGGATTCAAATGAGAATAATTTTGAAACCAATAATAAAATTTACAATAAAAATCTTGTCAATTATATGAAAGGCCGCTCTGGCAAAAGCCCTTCTTCTAACATGAGTGCCAATCTATTTAGAAAGGAAAATAAAAATCTTAAGCATGTTTTTAACAGCAGTAAAACTCCTGAACAGAGATTAAATTCCGGCAGAAATCAGTTTCTGATGAACTCCATTTTCATGAATACTGCTATTTCATTCAGAACTAATGGCAGTGTGAGACGTCAAACAGGCAGATTCATAACCATTCAAAGAAATAATTCTCAAGCCGATAGTAGCTTTGACAATAAAATCATGGGAATTTATATGATAACAAACATAACACATTCATTTATTAAAGGTAGCTATCAGAATTATATTATTTGTACCAAGGTATACAATATGGATAATAACAAACTAACAAGTAAAGTATTATGAACAAACAGAAAACATTAGATCCGGAGATATTAAGTTTAAATTTATTTTATAAGAAGGATTTTTACAACAAAGCTAGTAATTTCCTGAATGCTGTTAGTAATTACACAAAACAGCTACAAACTGCAGTTGACTATCAAAAAACATTAGTATCTAATGATGTTATAACTTCTCAAGCAGAGTTTTTCAACAAATTAAACAAAGATCTAGATGGTTACGATGCACAGTTTGCAGCCTATTGGGTTAGAAAGTACAATTCTACTCTCAATCAGATCAAAACCGAATTAGCCATTAAGGGTGGTAACAACAAATATTTTAAGGTATTGAGCGATAGTGTTGGTTCCATAGGCAGAATAGAAAACTATTATGATGATAGTACCAGTTTGGTAAGCGATGTTGATAGTAGCAACAAAGTTTCTCCGCTTAGATATGGTTCTTCGTTATTTAATAAAATTAATCCTAATTCTTTGATGCTGCATGCAGAGATGAGCAAAAAATTAAATATATTATTCAATAAGAACATAAACAATATACAGCCAGCTATTGCTGAAAATACTACTGCACATGGTGATAACTTAATACCAGACATTGCACATTTTCAACGCATTCAATCCAATATTAGCACAATAAATCAAAAAATACAATCCAGTTTTGGTGTTGTGTACAAATTAATAGAGCATTATTGCTTCTATAATCCCCAAAATTCAACAAGCAATTTGCAGTTTGCACCTAATATAAACATTACTGTTGATGTTGAAGGCAACCCTATAAATCAAGATCTATTATTCAACCAGCTACAACAGGTAAAGAGCAATCTGACTACGATGAAAGTGCTGGGAGTTGAGAAACAGTAACTGCTTCTGCCTCTATGACCTTGGCATCTTCTAAAATTTTCTTAAACACCTCATCTCTGCTCAGCAATACCTTGGTTTTACTTTCTTCCGCTTTTAAGACTTTTCTAGATTCTATTTCCATTATCTTTATTTCTTTTAAATTGTCCTTCTTCAAGTGAGTAATATGTATATCCTTAATAACGTTCAGCGCGCTTGCAACAGCCTTCAGAGCTTCAGATAAAGATGCTACTTCTCTACTTTCCGGATTATTCATCACATAATCTTTGACATTGTCAATAATGTCCAATCCTTGGGTCACAAGTTTACCTGTGCTGTTTAATACAAAATTCTCCAGCTTATCTCTATCCAAGTGCTGATCCACATTTTCACTGGTGTTCTTGACAACAGCATTTGTTTGTTTGATCTGTTCTATTAGATCGTTTACATTTAGTTCTTTTTCCATCTTGATATCCTGTGTATATAATTTATATTGATAATATGAATTTACCAGCATACGAGCCTTCTATGCGGTTTGAAAAGACCCACACAGATGCCAAATTACCAGAAAAAAACTATGAGACTGATGCTGGGTGGGATTTATTCTCAGTAGACAACTGTGTCATACCACCCAAAGGCAGATACACTGTGCCTGTTGGTTTGAAGTTAGCGTACTTGGAACCAGGTTACTGGATTAAGGTTGCATCCAGATCTGGTTTGAGTTTCAAGCATGGTATCTTGGCGCACCCAGGTGTTGTTGATCAGAATTATAGAGGCGATCTGGGTGTTCTATTGTATAATCATAGTGATGTGCCTTATACAGTTGTCAAGGGTGACAGGGTAGCGCAGCTGGTATTGCATTTCAATATTCAAATGAAAGTGGATTGGGGCACTGTGCAACAAACAGATCGTGGTGAAAAAGGGATTGGTAGCAGTGGAAAATAAAATTGGTGTAGATAATTTTTGGGTGGAGAAGTATAGACCTTCCACCTTGGATGACATGGTACTGGTGGAAAATAACAGAACTATATTATCTTCCTTTGTTAAGAATAAGGAAATACCCAACCTATTGTTTTCAGGCCATGCAGGCATAGGCAAAACATCCACTGCAAAAGTGTTAATCAATGAACTAGATGCTGAAAGCATTTATAAGAATTGCTCCGAGGTAGGCATAGAAGAGGTTCGCACTGTCATCACCAATTTTAGTAGAACCAAAAGTTTCAATGGCAATAGAAAGATTGTATTTTTGGATGAGGTGGATGGCATGGCGTCTATTGAAGCACAGAGGTCGTTGCGCAATGTGATGGAGGAATATGCTTCTCATTGTAGATTCATTCTGACTTGTAACTATATTCACAGAGTAATTGAGCCTCTGCAGAGCAGATGTCAGTCCATGGATCTTACACCACCTTTGCCTGAAGTACTCAAGAGATGTTATAGTATCTTAAAAAGAGAGCAGGTCAATCTGGATGACAGCAATAAAACCAAGCTAGTTACATTGGTGCGCAAGTTTTACCCAGACATTAGAAAATGCATTAACGAGATGCAGAAATTTAGTGTTGAGGGCAATCTCAACATACCAGATACAACCAGCACAGATGAATTTGTAGATAAAGTAATGAGATGTATTCTTGATAAAAAGATTTTAAATGGAAGAAAACTCATCATTGAGAATGAGGCATCATTCCGGGGTGACTATGCCATGTTGATGAAGGGTGTTTTTGATGCAGTTTGCTCAGGCAATTACCCTATAAATGAAAATCAGAGAAAATTTTGGCTAATTTGCATTGGTGAATACATGTATCGGAGCGCCCTAGTACTTGACCAGGAAATAAACTTTTATTGTATGATGTTAGCTCTGAGTGATATCAACCCTATTACTTCTTAGGCAGATATATTGCTGTGCCATTCTTTACGCTGGGGTCTCTGGCACCTTTGGCTGGGCTGCTAGGTATTTGCACATTGGTATTGTTTAATGTCCTATCACCTTCACTATCCTTCTTATTGCCCACATCACTTGTGTGAGTCTGTCTTAGAGGTGTGAGAAAATCTGCACCTTTTTCGGTTTCTTCTTCCTCTGGTTTTATTTGAGTGTTATCTTTTCTTTTGAGATCATCAGGCACTGGTGCCAGATTTATGCCTGTGTCAACATGTTGAACTAAATGTGCAGGTATAGTTATGAATTCTTTGTATAAACCTGGTGCAAGTTCTAAGACAATATCCAGAAGAAAATTCTCCGCTTCATTTTGTACATCTCCAGAATGTATTGTTGGTCTCACTGCCTTGACTGCACTAACTCTTATGTTTCTGCCGCTTGTAGCAAAAGATTTGGCCTTCTCAATATAATTGGAAGCTTGTTGCTTGAAGAAATCATCCTTAAAAGCATCATCCTTAAACTTAACAAGATCACCAGTTAAGAAGCCACCCCTGGTGAAGCGTTGTATTGCCGATTCGTAAAGTGCAGTAAATCTACCCATATATATACTTATGTTATTATTATTTATTTTCAGAAATGTTAATAATCCATAAATAATTCAATGGCTGCTATTAGAATAACATCTTTATCACCAACACTTAGTTCTAGGGTGTTATTTAATGATATTAGATTGGATCTGGAAACCAATTACACCAAGAATACACAACTTCTTAAAAAGAGAGAGATTAAAGACATACAGAATTCAGAAAACATAGGAGCCATACAAAACAGTATTTTTAACCTGTTCACTACCATGCCAGGTCAAAAGATATTGAACCCAGTTTTTGGGTTGAACCTACAACAATTCATTTTCACTGGTTTATCCGAATTGAATGGCAAATTGATGGCCGAAACTATTCTGAAAGGACTGAACAAATATGAGCCAAGAGTTAAAGTTAAGAACGTGAATGTGGAGGTGGATTATGATAATAATCAATACAATATTTACCTTCTATTAAATGTTCCAGCTTTAAATAATACGGTGATATCCCTGAAAGGAACATTATCTGAATCAGGATATTATTTCAACTAAAAATGAGTATTAACAATCAAATAGTAGGCAATCAGTTCACTTTACCATTCAATGCATATGCAGCATTTGATGCTGTTTCTTTGAAGCAATTGATGCAACAAAGATTGAATGAAGGTGGTGTTTTTACTGATCAAGTTTTTGAAGGTAGCAATTTTAATAGTCTATTGGATGTTATAGCATATAGTTATCACGTGCTGTTGTTTTATTTGAACAAAACCGGTAGCGAGAGCCTGTTTTCACAAGCCCAGTTGTATGAAAACATGAACAAAATAGTCAAGACACTTGGGTATAATCCTATTGGTAATCAAACCAGTATTTTACCCTTTAATTGCAGTGCTGATGCAGAATTGCCCAAAGGTGTATACACAATACCAAGATATTCATATCTGACAGTCAACGGTATAAACTATAGTTTTCAAAGAGATGCCACTTTTATAAAAAATACTGATTCTCTTGAGACCCTGGACCAATTGACCGATTCTAATTTACTATATCAAGGTGTTTTCAAGGAATACCCACTGTATGCAGCAACTGGTGAGCCGTTTGAAGAGATTCCGCTTGCTGTAGTAGATGAAAATGGTACTAATGAGATAATAGATCATTCATCAATTGATGTTTATGTGTTCAATTCAAAAACATCGCAATGGAACCAATACAGTAGAGTTGAAACTTTGTACCTTGAAGCACCACCTAGTCTTAGTTTTGAATGCAGAATGAATGAGAGTCAGAGATATGTGTTAAAGTTTGGAGATGATGTGACTGGTAAGAAACTGCAAAATGGTGACATCGTGGCCGTATATTATTTGAAGAGTAATGGTAGTGCTGGTGAGATTGGTCCCAACACAATTGATGGCAACTCTTTATTCACATACAACACAGTTCAGTTCAATCAAATTTATCCTACCATTTCCCGCACTTTAAATGTCATGGATACCAACCAGATAAGTCTGCTTAACTTTAGCAATGAAGTTGCAAGTACAGCATACAGAACAGTTGAGAATGTGGAAAGTATGAGAAAAAATTCTGCAAATACATTCAAATCTCAATTCCGGCTTATAACTTCAGAAGATTTCACCAATTACGTGAATGCAAATTTTAGCAATATTATAAATGACGTAAAAGTGGTCAATAATTGGGAGTATCTAGCAGAGCATGTGAGATATTTGTATAATTTAGGATTAAAATCTCCCAATCAAGATTCTAGAGTAGCATTCAACCAGCTAAACTTTGCCGATAGCTGTGATTTTAATAATGTGTACATTTATATTGTGCCAAAATTACAAAAAACCAACAGCTTGCAAACCAATACCAATTTTCTTGCCACAGGGCTGAAGACCAATATTATAAATGCACTACAAGATGTAAAGATGATGACAGCGGAGATCATAGTAATGGATCCAGTTTATATAGCTGTTGGTCTGGGCGTAGGTACTGCACAAGAAATAAATAGTAAGTTATTGACTACAGAAATAGCAAACGAAACATACCTTGTAGTGGGCAGATCTCCAAACAGTAGATTCAATGAGATAGAAATACAGCAAAAAGTATATGCCATATTTAACGATTATTTTAATGTTCAAAACAATAGACTGGGTCAAAGTATTGATGTGGATTTATTAACTAGAAGTATATTGGATATAGAAGGAGTAACTTCTGTTGTAACTAGCAGAACTGTAAACAACCAAGCAATTACTTCTTCTGGCTTGAGCCTTTTAATGTGGAACCCGGTTTATAGCAATTCAAAGGAAGACATTGCCATTACTACGCAGCCTGTAACGTTATCATATTTTAAAATACCATATTTTTACAATCTAACTAATTTATTAAATTATATAAAAGTAGTGACACCTGATGCACAAGAAGCCAGCTTAAGAGAGTATTAAGATGACTTCAATTACCGCTGTAAATATCAAAGTTACAGTCTTTGATGACGCAAACGCAAGTACTAAATTTGTTAGCTATACTCTCCCTAATACTCCATTTTATTTCACTTTGAATTTGCAGGATCCAAATTTCAACATAACCAATTACAGCCAATATCAAATATATTGGGATCTGGGTGACGGTACCAGGATAGTAGGCCCCAGTGCTTCTCATTATTACAAATGTCCAGGTGAGTACCAAGTAACTGCTTCAGTTTATGATAACACAGGTAATGTTTCTCTGCTCAGTACTTTCAAGGACACATTTACTAATACTGTCACTGCATTAAATGTGCTACCTGATATGGTTTTGTTTGAAGATTTGACTACTAGTGAAGAGGGCATATATTTGCTACCTGCTGGTAAGTTGAGCAAACCTCTGACCATAAAAAGATTAAATTCTTGGCAATTTGATCAATATCTACCTGATAATCAATATACAATTAATCTGTATGCTTCTGGTTGCAGAAGTGATTTTCTTTCCCCTATATCTTACTATTCCAACAAATATAGTCACTTAAAAAACTTCTTTAGTTTTGTGGAAATGCAGGAAACTGATGAGGATGTCTTTAATACAAAGTTAGTAGACAGAACAACTACCAGCTCTGTTAGTGTTTTTGCTGAGAAAATAAGAATTAACAATTCTTGGGATTATACTTTGCAATTGTACAATTATAATAAAGCAGGCACCGTGTTTGCTGGTACATCAGGCGAGACAGGAACAAATCAAACCCTGCACTTTGTTGACCAGACGCCTTCAACGCTTGACACGAATTCAGTAATATTTCTATATGCTTCACTAGATACCAGAAGATTTGTAGATAGGTTCAATATTGAAAATAGCTTATACCCTAGTGTTGATTTTCCTGCTTATGGTGTTTTTAATACAAGGCCAGATGTAAGGGTGATAAAGAGTGTGTTTAATCCTGCAGAAGTATTAGAGATTACTAGCAATGGAATAACTGTTGAAGGAAATAGCCAGGTCATTGGTCCTTTGTCAGCTCAAAATATCTTTTCTTTCAATATATATCCTATAAAATGGGCCAAAACAAAAATCCCTTTCATAGTGACTCTAAAAGATAGAGATTATTTCACTACAAAATGTTATCCACCAGTAACAGCATTTAAATTTGATGGTTCAGAGCCTACTCAAGTGGGTGACTTGAGTTTGGATTTAGTAACTTATGTGCGCAATGATAGCTACACCCTGACACCTTCTTACAGCACTGTGAGAGTTACAAATGCAATGTTTTATAAGGACAGCAGTGTACCTCAATATAGAGGTGGTAGTTATTTTGCAGGACTGCTAGAAGTTCCAACTGAAACAAAAACTGTACAACTGTGTGCAACATTATGTGTGCTGGATAAACCTGCATATAATTCAGGATTTGGGTTTGGTTATGTGAGTCAACCCGGTATACCCAGCATAAGGAGAGTGACCAAGCAGACAATATTTAATAATTGTGACTATGATTCAGTTACTATCAATTTTGAAGGCATTGTTGATAGTTATACTGTTTCTTTATGCTCCCCAATACCCATAAGTGTTTCACCAATACACTACAATAGACCATTAGAAAAGGACAAGGTATGGGTAGCAGATGCTGATTTGGATAGAGTATTGGTGATGAGTATTTCTGGTGAAACCTTAAATGAATTTTCCCTCTCTGCAATGCCAGTTTACAACGGTAGTGTTATTTTGCCTAATATAGTAAACTTTTTGGGAGATTTAAACAGTGCAGCGCCTTCTTATATTACCACAGATGGGAGTGGTAATGCGTGGATCACCTTGTATGATGCAGTCAAGACCATAAAAATTGATCAATCATTAATGATGGTAACAGCTAGTGCAGTTCCTAATTTACAAAATATTGAATTTTTAAATAGTGATTTATACATGAGCTTGAGAGACACTATGAGTGGATACGTTGGGGAAAATTCTCTACTACCCACTTGTGTGGATGCTGATACTACAAACAATATATGGGTTAGTTACTCTCACCCGGTCAGTGGTTTCATGATGAAATATGATACTGTAGGTGTTCTGCTGAGTGCCTTTCCAATTACACCTTTGCATTCAATACAAGAAATTTTAATAGATAAATTAAACAACATATGGGCTGTAGCCACCAATTTAACGGATAAAGATGATGAATTGAGCGAAAGAAATGATGTGGTTTACCGATGGGATAAAGATTTTAATTTAACACCTGGTTTTCCTATATATGGGTTTAAGTCTGTGGGCAATATCACCATAGATCTGACTCAGAGTTTATGGCTTAGCGAGAATTCTAAAACTATAACTCAAATATCCACCGAGGGTATTGTAAGAAGAAGAGATTTCTCACAAAACATAGTTACAAACAATTATGTGCAGCAAATAGGTGCTGTTGCTTGTGATTCTGGTGGTTGTGTTTGGGTTATGGATAATTTTGAAGGTAAGATGTTCTTTATACCCATAGAAACACTCTTCACAACACCTGTCAGTGCCATAGATTATGCCACAATGCCTGAAATTGCCACATATTTACAAGATGGTTCACAAGCGTTTTACAACACAATAGGTGATTGGACAAGCATAAGATGGACCAACAAGTACATTGCAAGTATAAATCCAATTAAACGACTAGTGAGCGGGTCGAGCAATTTGTTTGATATAGTTTCCGGTGACTACATTATTAATAAGAAAAATGAAGACTTTGACATGTCGTCACAATACAAGAGCTACATCTTGCAGGAAAGTCTATTTGATAGGAGCAATTTGTGGGATAATTTTATAGGTAGAATTGTGGGTGACAAAGATAGCAGTCCAAATTCTCTAGGTAAGAAAATTTATGAGAGAATATCGAATTTTGTTAGTAATAATTCCGACCCTGATGTTTGCACATTGAATGCATTGAAGAGCTTGTTTGAACAAAATGGCATAACATTTTACGATTTTGCAACAGAATACCCTGCTGATCTTGCAAGAATAATGAACATCTTGAGTATCAAGCAAAGAAAATTATGGGGATCACTGAACAACTATCTAGAGAACTTTAAAAACACCAATGGCACTGTGGGTAGAAATTTAGGTGAAGAAATAGATATTAGTACAGGTCATTTTATTGTTGGCAGACCAGTGGTAGCATATGAAAAATTTAGTGAACGCTATTCACTCATAACCAACACCATAGTCCCCTCTGGTGAGGATATGATATCTGTTGTTGTTAATGACAGGTACCCTTTATCAGGCATAAACTATGATTGGGGTTGGAATTTGGTTACTGGTACCAGAGAGCAAAGTGGGGCAGAAATAAAACCATATTATTCGTTCTACAACTATTTGCCAAATAAATCCAATGTTATATATGATTCAGTTATAGATTTTACCAATCCGTTGACTACATTATCTTATAGTGAGAGCTCGTACAAGGATTGGACCAAATTCGGAGGCACAATGGAGAGAATACTCAGTTATACTTTCTACAACGGGTTAGGGTTGTTTAAATGAGCTTTATCACTTCTAACTTATCGTTTGAAAAGAGCATTCTAAATGATAGCACTGAAGCTTTGGATGTATTTGCCCCGCTATCATTTTTGGATTGGTACAATCAAAAATCTTTTACTGATATTGATTTAAACAAATTATTTGATGTTTACAGACAATATATTATTGCATGGGGGCAAAGAAAGAATAAAAGTAAAGAAGATTCTACAGATATCATAAGAGATTCATATGTGCAGGTTTTGAGAGATGTTACTTTAAATTTTTCTACAGAAGAAGAAAAGAGATATATCTTAAATTCTAATTTTAATGATCCACAAGACCTAGATATTATCCTGCCTTTTTTTATTAAAAAGATAAAAGCTGTTTGTTTATTTTACAACAAGCAAAGAGAGCTAGTGAAGTCTGCACCCTTGCAGCACAACATGAAAGGCAGTACATTGGGAGTTAAGAATTTAATTAAAAGAGTAATTTATGATGCTATAGATACTAATACTTTGGATGTGGGTGTGAACACATGCTCTTTCCCTCCTATCACAGCAGTAGCACAGAACTTATCCATCTATGTGGAAGAGCTATACGACACATATGACAAATATTTTAATATTGATCCAAATAGTAGTTATGTTGATGTAACGAGCGGTACATCCATAAGAAACAATCTAAGTTCCTCTAATATTAATGCAGTTGATTCATATCTATATATTGATTTTAAAAATAGTGTCATAGCAGCTATTAAACAATATCCTTTTGTGCTTGAAGGTTTGGGTACTAATAACTTCACAATTAATCCTATATTATCAGGGACTGAATACAATTACCTGAGAAACAGAGACTTTATAGATTATCTGAGCGGTGGAGAAGATTCCTTGAAGTTGAATTTATTTAAAAAATTAGCACCCAAATACATGGGCAATACCTTTTACTATCTTAGTACAAACAATACAAATACCTCTTATGTGTCTGGTGTGTTATTCAGTGTAAGGCCGTTGTCTGGTGCTGCCACTTTAAATCTGTTGAACAGACAGTTTCCAACCACTGCAACTGTTCCAAGTGTTAGCTCTTTATTCGCCTCCTATGAGATAGGTAAATTCTTTTTGCCACAGCATCTTGGCATGCTAATTCATAGTACACCTAATAAAAGAAACTTTTTGGATATTAAAAATTTAGAACCAAATTCTGTGTATGCCTTTCCTGATCCAGATGTAATTGGCAACACCTCATACAATAGTGAGTTTGATCAGAATTTATCGCCATTTTTCTATCTAATAGATGTTACCAGTTCTAAGGTTTCTAAATCTAATCAATTTGCTTTTGGCAATGTTTTGAGCAATAGTTACAGTCAACTTTATTATGGGTATCAGAGCTTATCTCAAGATTTGAACATAGATTCTACTGGATTGAGCAGAACAGTAGATAATGTTCAATTCTGGACAGGTAAATTTCAAGATCAATGGGCCAATCCAGATATCTGGCCTGGATTAGAGAGCAAAGAATCACTACCATTAGAACAAAGACAAGAATCTTTATTAATTGATTATGGTGTCATGACTGATTGGAGTTCTGATAAATTTGGAAATGAATTTGGTCTGTATAAAAATGTTGTGCCTTTATTAGATCCAGGTTCTCCTCCAATAGATGAGAGTTTATTTCCTGGTAGTAACACCGCTTACCGGAGTGTCCCTAGCATAGAGAGAAAAGGAATTTATGACAAAAGCAATACCAAAGGCATTTTATATTTCAGAGACGGGCTAACTAACATAGTCAAGCCTGCCTTTGATGCGCTCAGTGCAGTGTTTTTCAAATATCCATCAACCGTCACAAATGAGTTGAGCTCTAAGATATTAAAATTTAATCTCTACTATGATACTTTTGTAATAGAAACCGAGAATTTTGTTGTAATAGATAGTTTTAGCTATAGTTACGACAGTTTAGTTTTAAAGAGTAACGACAATGTAGGCACTTACTTTGAGAAAAGTAATTTTATCGGTAATTATCTAGAAAAATATGCTAATCACTTTTACACGGAAGATGAAAATGTAATATATTTTGCATTTTTATCACTGCACCCACATTTGAGTTGCTCCAACTATCGAATTTTATACCCAAAGATCTACAGGACTGAGTTAACTTTTATTAATCCAAAGCTTTTGTACCCCTCACAAGATGTGAATTTAGCAGGTGTTTATTCATTAAGTGCAGATTTAATTGATCCTCCGCAAATAGATTTATTTAAAATAGAAGGAATAAGTTTGTCTAAGACTGCTAAAACTGATTTATACAATATAACATATTTGGCTAAGAATAAGAATGATATACCATTCTTAATAAATGAACAATTCAGAAGAAATGAGCCATATTTACAGAGTTTTAATCCGCTGTTGTTTAAACCTTTTTATTATGTCTGTGACAATAATTATGCAAATGATGTGTGCTCCTTTTTAGTAATGTACAAAGGCGATGTATCTGGACTTGTGGGCACTCATAATTTTAATACTCGAGTAGAATTTGTAAGCACTGCTTATGTTGCAGTTACAAACTACGCACCACCGCTCACATCTGCCTCTGCGACCATTCTTTCTGGTGCTCTTCTCAATACTTACAGTGCCGGTACTTCAAGTATTATTGTCAATGATGTTTCACCTACACTTGCATCTGTACCGGTGTTGCCATATTTTACAGACTATATTCTGAGTCTAAGGGGTACTAATTATGTGGTGCTGTCTTCTTATGTGGACAACACCTACAAGCTGAGAGGATTAATTGCGCCACCTCTTGTGGTGAGTTGTGCGAGTGGTAGTGAAATAAAAATATTTGAATATTATAAGAATAACCTTTCCACTACACCATTACTAACAGGCACAGTATTGTTTACTATGGTTAGCGGTACCAATAATGTCGAGATTACTAATTTGAGTGTACCAATAGTAGATACATACCTGCCACCCAACCAAAGATATGTGAGCTTTTTCGGAAATGAAAATCTTCAAAGCAATACTCTTTATTATGGTGTTTCAGGTAGTGTCACATCAAATGGCATTTCTATTAACTTTGTACCGTCATTAACTAGACAATTGAGCTCTGGTACAGAGGTTAGCATTTACCTGTATACAGAACAAGTTTCATTGACAGCAACTAGAGAATACCTTCAAAAGCCTCAAGATAATAATATATTTTCTACTTGTAGAACCATCTCGTCAGAGATAATGTATCTTTACAATGATGGTGTTACCCCATGCATTATAAATAGAGTTGGACGCTATTATATCAATTTTGATTGGTCTAGCTACAGTGTTGCTAATGTGTTTTTAGGTTGCAACTCTATTCTTGTTAAGAATGCTGGCAAGGACTTGATATGGAATTTTTCCTCTAATGATGCAATATTGTTGGATAGTTACAATGTGCCTGTGACTGGTTTTAGCCAGGAAATTGAACTACGCACAATTGCAGTTTCGTCATATTCTAACACTTATGTATTGACTGGCACCATCTTGAACTATGCTAGCAATTTGAAGCAAAATTTTATAGTTACCAATACCTCCAACCCCCTCTCATCCATTGATAATTTAAATTTTTCTTCAAATCTTCTGGCAGCTTATATCAATTCAACAGAAGTCAGAGTCATTTCAACAACACAGCTCACCCCATCAGAGATATATTGCAGCATTGATACTGGTGAATTGCTTGGTGTTAATTTATCTGCAGGTCAAGACATTAAATTTAGATTGTTTACTTTTAGCAGAGCCCTATCTGCAAATATTAATGCAATAGTGAAGAGGCCTATTTACCCAGACCCAAGTATTTTATCTGTAGAAGTTGTACCACCAGCTGCATATTGGGATGAACCGTTTTGTGCCAATACCAACAGTGTGGTGAGTGAAGTAGAAGTGGTAAAATCTGGTACAGGTGTTGGACAGGTTTTTGCTGATCCTATTTGCTTGGATTGTGGTAATTCGTGTGCTGGTAATTTTATTAATGGCACTACAGTCACTTTGATTGCTTCTGCATCATATGATAGTACATTTTCACGATGGGAAGCACCTGCAGGTGTAGTTTCGTTATTAGATTATAGTTTTGTTGTTTCAAACAATCAAACCATCACTGCAGTGTTTGACGCTTTGCCTTACTATACTCTCAGTCTGTTCACACCTGGACCTACGGTGGCCACAAGTGATGGTTACATAAGCTGCCCAGGTGTGTGTGATCATACATACTTGACCAACACCTTGGTTTATATTTCATGTGTACC